CAAACCACATTTAATTTATGGTTATGATGATCATTATAAAATATTTGACGCAAAAAATTGTTGGGAACTATCACCTGAAGGCATTAACTATTTCTTTAATAAATTTATTCAAATCAATATTCAAAGACAAGAAATGCTTAGGATAGCTGATGGAAGTATCAAGAAGTTAGCCATGATGATTGGAATAGATTGGTCTGACATCAGACACTATAAAAGAAACTTTATGCTTAAAAGCATAGATGAAGGGGATATAAAAAAACTGGAGAACTTTTATGAAAACTTATGATGGTTTATCGCCTGAAGATATAAAAAGAATTATAAATAGTGAGGTCTTGGAAAAGATGATCAAGGACAAGGCTAAAGAAGTTTATGATGATGAGAAGGAAAAAGAACAAGAAGAAATTATTAAAAACGCAAGAAAGGAAGGAACAATTTGACAAAGAACATATATCAAAAACTAAAGACAGCTTCAGAAGAAGCTAGAATGGTTAAAAAAACTGAGAAAAAAGGTGGTATGAATTTTAACCCACTTGAACATGACGCAGTACAATCAGTAGCTATGGAGGTCTTAAATAAAAATGGTCTCTATGCTTATTGTACTTACAAAGACTTTTTAATTAAAGAAATGTTTGTGCAAACGACTTGTAAAATGACAATCATAGATATTGATAAGCCTAGTTCTTTTATAGAAATAGAAACTCATGCTATCGCAAAAACAGATAAGTATGGATCAGGTAATTGTATGTCATACGCAAGAAAATATGCTTTCTTAAATGCTTTAAATTTAAGAACAGGAATGAAAGATGATGAGGAAGAAGCAAAAGATATGGAAGATGGACATAGTGCAAATCCACTTTATAATCATTCTAAAGTACAGCAACCTAAACAAAAGGTTGAGGTAGCTGACGAACTACAAGTAATACAATTAGCTTTTGAACAAAAAGCAAAACCTAATTCTGTTTTAAGAAGCGATATAGCAAATCTTAAAACAAGAATAAATCAGAATGGCGTTTGGGATTCTTTCACTAAAACTGGTTTATATAAAAATATGAAAGACCTTGAACTAAGTATCAACAAAGCAAACAAAAGGAGCTAACAAATGGGAACATTTGAATTAAAAGAAGGTGAAGGTTATCTTAACAGAGATAATGAGAACCCTGAGAAATTTTGGGGATCTTTTAAAATACCTAAAGACATGAAGAAAGGTGAAACAATTAACCTAACTGAATGGATAAATACTAAAGATGATGGAAAGGTAATTCACAAATTAGTAGAACGAAAACCTAAACAACAAGTTTAGTTTTACTGATATAGGGGTGGTGGTATTCTTTTTTCCCTTGAGTCGTTGTTCACTACCCCTATTTTATTATGAAGATATTTTTTTTATTTCTTTACATGACTACTGGAGGAACGACTTACGCATTAAAGAAAATTCCAATAATGAGTGCTACATCTTTAACTTGCAAACAAGCATTAAAAAAGAACGCAGTAATAGAACATGAGCCACATGGAGTTAGATATAAAGGACAAAGAGTATTTAAGTATTATTGTAGAACTTCATCAGGAGATTGGGTTCAATGAACGACAGAGGTTATAACGATTTAGAAGAAACAATAGAAAGATTAGAAAAGAAAATTTATGAGTTAGAAAAAAAAATAGATTTAAAAGATGAGGAGATACAAATATTAAATATACAATTAACAAAAAAGGAGACACATGAGCAAAGATGATAATATACAATGGATAGACATAGGGGATAAATTAACAAAACAAATGCTAAAGAATAAGCAAAAGGAATATGGAAACTTTACTAACAACTCTTATGTTATAGCCAATTTTATACAAAGCACATTAGAAGTTATTAATAAAAAATCAATCAAAGTACCAGTAACTATTGTTCCTCAACTTATGATTGTACTTAAACTTACAAGAACAATAGATGATGGAAGTAAGCAAAACTTATATAAAGCTGACACACATAACGATATAAATGGATATAATCATCTGTTAAAAATAATGATGCAGGAATTGAAGGAGGATAAAAATGGCAAGTAATGGTAAGGTTTTTTATAGTCCACAGATAAAAAAGATTATAAATTTTATGAATAGTTATTATGAAGAAAATGAATGCTATCCTAAACTACATGAGATAGGTGTTGAATTAGATGTTACTAAACAAAGAATAGGTATCTTAATGAAAGACGCATTGAGACTAGGATTGGTAAAATCAAATAATGTATTTATGAGAAAATATAGCTTGATTAAATTATCAAAAAACAGTAAATTGAAAGTCAATAATTACTATGAGTTGTAAAAAAATATACAATATGGAAATGGCAGTAATTATGGAGGAGGATTTTGCAACTGTTGAGGAAGCTGCAAATCAAAAGATGCCTTCAACTAAGGCGTTTGTAAGTAGAGTTAGCGACATGAAGTTGATTAACTCTCTTGTAAAAAAAAAGGAGGATAATGATGGAGAACATCAGAAGTCGTCTGCAGAAGCTGATGGACAAACAGAGGGAAAAAAGTGAGAAGTATGTCCAAGCAGTACAAGAAGCTAATAAATTAAAAGCTGAAAGTTATAGCTTATATTTAAAAGTTTCAGAATGCAGAGAACAATTAATGACAAATAGGTAGTCGTTAATTAACATAAACAAGTACAACATAAAGTTGCACAACAACTAGAAAGGTAAGCTGTCGTTATGGGTAAAATACAAAAAGAAAGTGATACTTCATTCAATATTCATGCTGGTAAAAGATTAAGAAAAGCTAGAATAGAATTAGGTAAAACTCAATCATGGGTTGGAGAACAAATAAAAGTTACTTTCCAACAAGTTCAAAAATATGAAAAAGGTACTAATGGCATGAGTGGTGCTACATTAGGTAGATTGGCAATCGCTTTAAATGTAAAGGTTACTTATTTTTATGAAGGTTATGACATTGTAAAAGGTGTAAGTAGCTTTTCATATAAAGATAATCCACCTGAATTACATAGGGGTAATCAAGTTAAGAATGAAGCTATGTACCCTGACCCTCAACAAACACCATTGTTGAATGGTACTAATATTAAAATAGGATATTAAATTAATAAGGCGATCAGAAATGGTCGCCTTTTTTATATCTGTTCTAAACTTCTATTTTCATCATCTTTTTTCATACAAGAATAATGAGCTGGTTCTTTAGTTGCAAAAATAACAAAGGCTTCATCAGATATAATCATTTGATCACAATATTTACATAGACCAACATCTCTAATAATACCTCTAGTATTTTTCTTCCAAGTTTTTTTATGTCTTAGCATAGTTTGGTTTTTTTCCTTTTCTAGTTTTTCTTTCTGCTGTTTTTTTTCTTGATACAGCAGCTCTCCTTTGACTTGAACTCATGGATCTAGCTTTAGATGACTTAACACATTTAGGATAGTTCTTTCTTTTCTCACCCTTTGATCTTCCACATGGAGGAAAACCACCACCTTTTTTAGGATTAGCAATATCAACCCACTTTTCTGATGTCCATTTTCTTAATGACATTATCTTTTCTTTTTATTTTTCTTAGGTTTTATTCTACCACTACATACACCTGAAGCATACATATTTGCATAAGCTGAAGGATATACCTTGAACTTTCTTTTAGCAGCAGCTTTACCTCTTGCACATAATTTAGCCATAATATTTTTCCCTCCAACAACCCAGCTTAATGAATAAGCTACACCTAGTATTTACTTTTTAATTTTTTATTTTTCTTCTTCTTCTTTTTATTTTTATTTTTTTTCATTACTTTTTTTCCGTACATAGTTTTCTCCTATTGTTACCAGTTTTTGCAAGACCAATATCTTGCACTAAATTTATCATTAGCAGTATCACATCTATGTCTTGCTCTAAATGATTTTCTTCTTGCAGGATTGTTTTTTTTAATTGTCATATTAGCATCCCCATATCTAATAATCTTTTCTTTACCATCTTTACAAGCCTTAACAACAAACTTCTTACCACCTGATATTTGTCTTTTAGGTGAGTTGCATTTCATTTTAGCTTTGTTTATTGCCATACCTTATAACCTTCGCCTTTATTTTTAGTTAAAGATTGTTTTCTGTTAGTGCCATCTCTTTTAAAACTAACATGAATCCAACCACTATCAGGAATACCATCTTCATAATATTCTAATATCAGTTGGTCAAAGTCAAAGTTGTTCTTAATATGTGAAGCTAAATTTTTATTATCAAAACCTGAAATTTCAAAGTCTACAGCTTCGCCTTTACAATGTTGTGATTTAGAAGATGATCCTATAGCTTCTGATAATTTTTCTGATCTAAAACCTGAGCTAATACTTACAGGTCTTGACTCATAATATTCTCTAAGTGGTTCTAGTATGTTTTCACATAGAGCTTTTAAATTTTCTATTTGTTCTTCATTAGGTGTGTTATCCAAGCCAAGCCTTGAAGCTGTACCTGAATTAATCATCTCTTGTAAGGAAAAATGTTTAGATATTTGTGTCATATAAAATACTTTCTATCATATTCAACAACTTTCCATTGAATAGATTTTTTAAATTTATTTCGTTTACCATAATCTTCAGCTTCCTTTTTACTACTCCAAACCTCATTTGTAAAGATTTTCCATTGATCGTCTTGAAACCAAATTAAAGAAAACATTATGAACTTATTGATCTAATACAAGCAAATTTAATATGAATCATATTATTGTTTACATCTATAGTTTTAAAATCAGCCATTTTTTTAATAGCTTCTTCATGACCACCTAATACACAATCTTTAAAAGTATCATAACCTTGTGGCATTTGGTGTGGGTCAGTACACTCTTGATAAACAATAGAGCATATAATCATTGTTAGTGCAAACTTCATTCTTTTTCTTTCGGTTTTATTTCTTTTAATTTATCTTCTAATTCTTTTACTCTTTTATTTGATCTTTCTAAATCTTCATTAGTGTTCTCAAGTTTTTGCAAACACCTTTTATTGGCAGCATCTTTAGTCTTACCAGCGTCTTGAAGTTCAGCAACTTCTTCCCTTAGTAACCTTACTTGATCTTTATACTCAAGTATAATTTCTTTAGATGTGTCAGACATAGATTATTTTTTTTTGAAAGTAGATACACCCTTAATACCAAGTATCGTACTAAATGCTCCTACAACAAGAGCTTGATAAAACATTGGAAGATTAGAAAACTTATTAAAAAAAATATCTATCTTTGCTTGTATATCAGGATCATCACTAAATACAGACCAAGCTAAAAGTAATAAAGGAATACTAATAAGGATAAGACAAAATTCATCTTTCCAATCGTTCCTATGAGAATCAATTACTGCTTTTTTAAATTCAACTTCTCCATTAGCCATCTTCTCAGCCAACTTAAGTTCAGCAACAGATTCTAATTCTTTAGTTCTTCTTCTATTGGAAGCAATAGACATACCTGTCTTAATCATGCCTGGAACTAATTTAGCTGCAATATTTAACCACATAGTCTATTTATAAAAGTCTTTGAATAACCATTCAAGATATTTCTTCCACATTTTTCTAATAAAACCCATAGTGTTTTACTCCTTTTTTTAAGGTTTATACAATACATAAGTTAATGTTAGTTCTTGGTTAGGCATAATATCTTCTGTAGTTTTAAGTAACCACTTATTACCATTCTTTATTCTGACACAATTAGGTTTATCTGAATGATTTAAAAATCCTCCTAATGGCGTTCTGTGTAATTCTTCTTCAAACTCAATATGTGATACACCTAGCTCTGTATCTTTTCTAATTTCTTTTGTTGCAAAAATACCTAACCCCTCTATCCAACTAGGTCTTATAGTACAGTAAATAGGTAAAGGATTATAGCTCATATTATTTTTCCTCAAATATAGGTCTGTCAGGATTTTCTTCTTTCCATTTATCTTTTAACACAATCCAATAACTAATACTATTATCTCTTTTTTGAAAATCATTTACTTGCATTACTCCCAATTCTAAACAAGCATTTATAAGTTCTGCAAATGCTGGTGGTGGTGGATTTATTCTAGGAACATTTTTACATTGTTTAATTAATTCTAATTGTGTTTTAAGTTTCTGTTTTTTTCTTTGTTCAGCAATATATTCATCATCACAAGTAGCACCTAAAGGTATTCTAAATCTAAAACCTAACATTTGATCTTGGTTTTCATCAGATGTTCCTGTTTTATATTCTCTTTGTCTTATCTCTGCATAAGGTTCAAAACTACCTCTTTCACAGGCATAACTACCATCATTTAAATATTCGTTCTTTGCTTGAGTTGATGTAACAACTAGCAAGAAAAATATAATCCAAAATGTATTACCTGTTAAGATCTTTAATATCGTATTCATGTTGCCTTACCTGATCGCTTAATGTTTGAAAAATATTTTCTGCCATATCCCATGTAGCTTCTGCTCTAGCAAGTCTTTGTTTAATATCATTAACCATTTCTTTTTGTATTTCTAAATCTTTACTAATGTTTTGAACTATCTCTTTGTTAATAGAAACAGTATCTGTTAAAGTTAATACATATCTTACAGATGTAAATGTTCCAGCTAATACTGCACCTACCACAGGAACTATAACTATATTTTTTTTAAACCAATCTAATTTACTTTTTTGTTTTCTCATTCTTTTCCTTTGAAAAATTTACTTAAAAATTTATAATAATCTTTATCTTCTTTACAAGCACAAGTATCGCAAGTACATAGACCATATTCATCTGCATGAAGATCCTCTTTACAATGACAATTATGATAACATTTTTTACATTTCATATTAATTGTCTTTTGCTATTCTTATAATTTTACCATCTTTTACTTCTGCTTTTACTTTACTACAAACATAGCTTACTCTTATACCACTATTTCTAGTTGCTATCCTTTTTAATTCTAAACATTTTGAAACATTTGGCATAAGCATATGTTCTTTAAGAACAGCAGGTTCTCCAAGAAACATAAGTAAAGCAATTACGGAAGTCATTAGTGATTACCATTCATTTTTTTCTGTAACATATCTACCTGTTCTTTAAGATGATCTATGTTTACTTTATTATATCTACTAGCATTTATTTCTTTTTCAATAGATTCTATCTGCTTTGCTAAATGTTCTATAAGCATATACATTTCTAAGTTCTTAGGTTCTTGTTCTGCTTTTTTTAAAAGGTCAGCTTGAAATAAAGTATCTGCTGTTTCTAATCTGTTAAGTCTTTCTTCAATTCCAAAGTAAACCCAAACACCAATAGCAACTCCTGCAACAATAGATAAAATTGTTTTAAGATCCGTACTTACTTTTGTTCCTTCATTTATCTTCATAATTAACCATCAATAATTTTATGCCTAATTTTTTTTGTTCTTTAGTTGGACTTCTAAAAATTTTGCGTTTATTTTTTAATGCCTTACCTTTGAAATTATATCTATAGGTATTTGTTTTAATGTCTAGTAACTGTATTTTACCATTTTTATCTACAATAACAATATCAAATGGACAATGTGGATCGCATGATTTTGCTACATAATAACCAGCTTTTGTTAGTTCTGATATAGCATGGTACTCACTAGCAGTTCCTTTAATGGAAGTTTTCTTTTGTCTTTCAGATATTAACTTAGAAGATTTATGATTAGATTTACTAAGCCTGATAGACTTATTGTTAGAATCACCCATATAATTTTATATATATTATTTACCTTTATATCAAGGTGTGCCAAGTGATTATCTTTAATGGTGTTGATCTTTTCATGCACAAGTTTTATTTCGCCTTGAAGTTTAATTATCTCTTGAGAATTTTTTTGCGATTGAGTAGTCATTATTATTTTTTTTGGAACTCCAATATTAAATTATTTAAGTAATCTTTTCCTATTATATCGTTTATTACAGCTCTTTGTGATTTAGGAATATTGTTTAATTGATACTCCATTAAATAAGGAACTAAAGAAGCGTCAGATTGTAATTCTTTTGTAGTTTGTTTTTTAAATTGTTTTATGCTTTCTTTGATTGTGTAATATTGTAAACTCAATGGTAAAGATTTATAGGCATCAGTTTGAACTAATTCAGATAATTTATTATGAACTAATGGAGCAAATACATTTTTGTATGCTCTGTCTAATACTGGTATTCCTGTGCTTTTAAATATTTCACTATAGGTAAAATTCAATCTATCTAATTCTTTTTCAGCAGCATTTTTATCTTGTCTAACTGTAACACCAGTTAATTCTGCTAAAATAGGATTAGGATTTTTTAAAGGTCTTGCAACATATTTTCCTGTTTTTTCATCTAGCACAGCATGAGTAATAGATGTTAAATCTTGAAGTTCTCCAGGATTAAATATGGCTTTAAAGTTATTTACTATTGATACTCTAGGATCTAGCTTAGCGTTTTCTAAAGTGGAAGTTTTTGTATCTTTTGCTGCTTGAATATTGCCATCAGAAGCATCAAGAAATCCCATGTAAGTTTTAAATGGTGTTAAGTATTGAGCAGCAATTTTACCAACAAATTCATTCATAGCCCTATATCCTTTATTAGTTCCAAATCCTCCTACTGAATTTACCATTTGATCCACTAAATACAAACCAGTTCCACCCCTAGTTCCTGCAAATACTTTTGCAAATTCTTTTACATTAAAAGTTTGCTTAGTTAAAGTTCCATTTTGTTGTCTATTAACTAAATCAGCTACATATAAATATGCTGCTAATGGGTTATAAGGAAGAACATCTATAGTTTTATCTCCTACTTTTAATTCGTTCCATTTTTCTCCAGCAATTTTAGAATTTCTAATTTGAAAAGCAGTTCCCATTAAACCCCATCCTGCAAGTGCTTTTACCATTCCAGTAGTATCACCTTCTTTTAATTGTCTCATAAGAGCTTTTGTATAAGCTCCTTCTGTTGAAGCAGTTAATAAGGCTATAGGTAAATCTGCTGCTATTCTTATACCACTTACAAATGTTGGTGCAGGACTATAATCGTATAAAAATTTTAAAGAATTTACTAAGAATCTTGGAAAAGGAACTATTAAAGAAAATGTAAAAGGAACTGCATTAATAAATCCAACAAATTTCTCTCCTACACTTCCTTTTTTAGGTTGTTTGGCATAAGTCATTTCCAAAGATTGATCTATTGCTGTACCTATATCTTCTTGTCTTATCGTTTTTAATAATTTTTCATCAGCAACTAAATCTTTTAACTTTAATCCTTTGTAAATATCAGGTCTTCCCCTAACAATTCCATCTAACGAAGAAAAGAATACAGACCTTCTTGTAATAAATTCTTGAAATCTATTAAGAAAATTTAATAAGTTTGCACCTTTCTCCATAAAAGATATAGGAGACCAACTTTCTAACATAGGTTTATTTGCAACATCAGAACTATATCTTAAAAATAAACGATCATTTTCTTTTGGATAAAATTTTAAAATATTTTCTGTATCTTTTTTAAGTCTTGCTCTTACTGAATTTTTTTTAAAGTTTAATATGTTAGCCGATCTCCATGTATTTAAAAAACCTTCCATAGCAGTTAAGGGATTGACTTGTCTTTGTAAAGTTTTACCACTTAGTTTTTGCCAAAGTTTATCTGCACCATATTGCATACCTTCGTATAAAACATTCATACCTACTCTTGCTTGTTGAGATATAAAGTTTCTCATAGCTGTACTCCATCTTCCAACCATAGAAGCTCTCCTAACTCCATCTAATCTTCTTCCTGCTGTAGCAAGTAATATCTCAGAATCTAATCCTGAGTTTTTCATAGATTTAGCTAAATCTTCAGTAATCTTTCCATCACCTAAAAACTTTCCATAGTTTCTTGCTAATACACTTAATTGTTGTAAGTTTTGTGCTGAAGTTCTAGCACCTGAAACAAAATAATCTGCAAGATCAGTTTGTGTTAAGCCATTTTTTTTAAGTATAGATTGAATAGATTTAGAACCTTTTTGCATCATAACACTTTGAGATGTTAGTACATCATACATTTGCTGGCTAATTCTAATATTAGTATTTCTTGCTAAATTATTACTTTTTAATAATTCATCAAAAAATTTAACTATTTTTTTTTGTACTGGTTGGCTTATTATATTTTCTGATATGTCATCAAAAGGATCTTTTTTAATATTTAAATTAACTTTATCTTCAAAAGATTGAGCTGTTACACCTGTGTCTTTTTTTATTTTTTCGTTTTTAATCTTTCTATCTTTATTTAATTCTTTTGCAGGAACTGAATCATCTTTTATAATATTTGTTTTTACCCCAGCTTGTTTACCTCTAACTACAAAACTTAAAAGTTTATCAAAAGCAACACCAACAATACCACCTTCAATAGCCATTTTTAATCTAGCTTTACCTTCTGAATCTTCATTATCAGCTTGAAGATATTCTGTTATAGGATTTGCAAGTGTAGGAAAGGCTTGTACTAAATCTGATAATCTTTGTTCGTAAGGTGAAAAAGCAAATTGAACTGCAACTTCTCCTTTTAAACTAGCTCTAAATGATTGACCTAAAAAAGTTGTAGCTTTAGGAATTTTAGTTACAGTATTTATAGCTGATGCAACTTTACTAACTCCTAAAAAAGGAACAGCAAAACCAAGTAAGTCTCTTGATAATCCTCCACCAAAATAAGTTGGTTCTTGTACTGGATCAAGTTTAACAAATTCTAATGGTTGTTCGTCAAAAAATTTATCTCCTAAAAAATTTACAAATCCAGCAGTATTTTGTATTAAATCTCTTGCTGCACCACCATAGGTTCTTTTAATTAAATTTTCGTAAAAATTTTCTGCACTATAATAACCATTATCTTCAATTATTTTTTCAGCATCAATGGGTCTATCTCCATCAAGAACAGACCCCTCCATAACATTGGAACTTGAAGTTAAATCTTTTAAAGGAACAAGATTATTGTTTTCTTCCTTTTGTTCTGATCTTAAACTTTCTAATGAAAAAAGATTATTATTTTCTTGTTGTGGTTCTAATTTTATTTCTTTTGCAGCATCAGATATTGGGGATAATTTAATATTAGTTTCTTCTATAGGAATAAAATCTTCATCTTGAGATTCTTCTTGTAAAAGAATATTTAAATTTTTTTTTCTTTCTTCTTCTTCAAGTCTTTTATTAACTTCTTGAATACTAGACATAATCTATTTAACAGGAACAAATTTATTCTTCTCTTTATTCCATCTCTCAGGTTTTGCTCCACCAACATTATATATAAGTCCGTCTTGCAATTTACTTGTATCTATTAATCCAGTTTTCTTATCAATAGGTATTTGATTGGCATTTTTATTTGCTATTATTTCGGCTTCTGATTTAGCTCCTACCATACCAGGAACATCAAAACCTTGAGTTTTTTTAACATAAGATGTATATAAATCTTTTTCTACAGTAGATAATTTTTTAAATGCTGCCTTAAAATTATCTCCTGATAATCCTTTTAATTTATTAACAACTGCTAGAGCTTCTTTAGATAAAGTTGGTGTGCTTAATCTAGTTTTTAACATAGCATCAACATATCTTTCAGGAAAAGCTAAGAACATTTGTTTGTCTGATTCAGGAACTTGATCTGCGTATTTTTTAATAAAGTCTTGTTTCTTTTTTGCTGCTTGAATTTTTTTAGAACTTTCAGATAATGATAAACCTTCTTTGATAGAAGGCATAATTGCTTTACTTATATTTTCACCTTGCATACCTTTTAAAACAGCAGAACCTCCAATAGTATAGAAAGGATTTGATAAAGCATTAAACAATCCATCTGTTTCAGGTTTTGTAAAAGTATTTAATAAACCATCACCTGATTGACCACCTTGTCCAAACAAACCTTTTGTTCCTTCAGTTACATTTGTAATACCAAGATTTTTACCATCTAAATAATCTTGTTCAGATCCATCTAGCATCATACTTGGTCTTTTTCCATACATATATCTTTTATATAAATCTAAAAGTGCCATTAAATTAATCCTTTATTTCTTGCATCTTGAAATATCCCATAAGAAGCAAAACTTGTTTGGGGTGATGCGATTGTTGTTGTTACATTTTGTTTTGCCATATCGTATTTGCTCATTATATCTGCTCCTACAGTACCGATAGTCTGACCAAAGAAAGTATCAAATACTGAAGTTGGTGTAGATTCTCCACTTATTAATCCAGGTGCTTGAGATATATATTGATTAATATTTTGTCTTGTATCTCCACCTAAAGTTTGTCCTCTTAAATAATCTTCAGTTGTTAATATTCCACCTGAGTCAGCGTAAGTTGGACTTAATCTTGTACCATCATATCCTAATGCTTTCAATGCTTGATCATTCTTATAAGCATCTAATCCTGATTTTACCACAAGACTTGTTAAAGACAAACCTGATTTTGCAAATGTTTTAATAGGATCGTCTGCCAATGTATCAAGATAAGTAGATGATTCAGGATCTATTTGACTTGTATAATCTTGTAATAAAGGATCATTTTTTAAGTTTTCTAATGAACCTGAAAGATTAGTTTCTAAATATGTTTTAGCTTCCTGATCTACATTAGGTATGCCAATCCCTCTTTCTGAATTTGATATACCTTGAAGTTGGTTAAGCATATCTACTTTAGCTTTATCAGATACAGTAGAGTCTAATAAGTAACCTTTAATGTTAGCTGTGTTATATTCTAAACCACTAACTGTTCCTGCTCCTTGAGTTTCAACTCCAGTAAATTTTCCTGTGCCTTGTTCAAATGTTGGAACAGCTCTTGTTTCAATTCCTTGATAGGCTTGTGTTTCGTAATCTTGTAAATTAATTTGTTCTTGTGTTAATGCTGCTGCGTCTGCTGCTCTTTCAGCTCCAGCAGTATTCATTATCTCATTATAAGTTTCTTGATCTCCACCTGAACCACCTTCAGCTACAGAAAAATCACTAATAGATTCTAAGGAATCACTATAAGCAGCAGATTCATAATCATAAGATGCAGATGATGATGAACTACCTGAGTCTGAACTTGAACCTGAACTCATTAATACTCCTTATAAGATTATTGAAATACAGAAAAGAATAAATAAACCTATTAAAAATTTTGATGGATGTTTTTGTATGTAAACATCAAAGTTGTAATATAATTTTTTTAATTTATCCATTATAATAATCCTCCTAAGTAACCAAGTCCTGCTCCATATAAAGCACCCATTCCTCCACCTAGTCCATAACCTATAGCACCACCACCTAAAGCAGTTGTCATAGGATTAGCTTGTGTTTGTGTTTGTTGGCTTTGTATTGGAAAACCTGAAGCTATAGGTGAAACGATACCAGCGTATTGTTGTAAATTTTGAAAAGGAGATAACTGAGCTTGACTTTGTAGTTGTTCTAATTGCTGTCCTGTTTGAACTAAACTTGGTGCTGATCTTGCTACACCTAATTGTCTTGCTCTTTCTGCTTCAGAAGCATTAAAGGCATAAGGTAATGCAGCTTGTGCAACTTGTGTTGCTACTTGATTTTGCATCATTGGTGAACCTGGTGTTCTTCCTGCACCTGAAAATTGTTGTGCAACATTAGTATAAACATTTCCTGCTGCTTGTTGAATTAAAGGATTTAAATAAGGATTAGAATAATTACCAGCTAAAGTATCTTGTAGTTGTTGTTGTGCTGCTGTTCCTAAAGTCTCTTGTTGTGCAAGTCCTGTTAAAGTTTGTTGTGTTGGAGCTACATAACCACCTACACCACTTCCATAAATATTACCTGCTTCAGATATAATCTGATTTAATGCTGGTTGTGCTGCTGCGTAAGGTTGAACATTTGTTTGTACTGTTCCTGAACCTCCTGAACTTCCTCCACTTGATCCTCCAAAACTCATTTTTTCTCCTTATTTAATTTTTTTTCTAATACTACATGGGTCATCTTGTAATCAAAGTTGTTTAATATTCTTTTCCAACCTGGTCTTGCAATTAACTCCATCATTAAACAATCTTCATCTTTAGCAAACTGTTCAATGTCTTTAACTAGGAATTGCCATTTGTGTCTTTGTCTGCCTGTCATAATATATATGTGGCAAACTTTTCCTAATTCTCTTTTGATAAGTTCTGTAACAACTACACCAAAATATTTTTCTCTTGTCGTTTTCTTATCTTCATCCCAAAGAACCCAAACTTGAAACTTATTTTCTTTTGACTTCTCTAAAACAAAACTTGAGCTTGTTAAATTACCTGAATAAGCTAAAGCATCTTTAATATCTTTTTCAATTAATGACCAAACTGTGTCTAATTGTTCAGCAGGTATTCTAACTAATTTCATAAATAGCTAATATCTATACTATACTTAAGCACTCTTTTCGTCAAATATTTCTAATACACTTACTATTCCTGCAATATCATCAGCAGTTTGAGCTTTTAATTTTAAAACATCTCCTGACTCCAAAACCAAAGTACCTTTAACCAAATTCTCAACTGTCTTAGAAGCTAGATTAATATGAGCCACTTCATGTTCAGCATTAGAATCAGATGCGTCAGTAGTAAATGCTTCTATTTCATTAGCACCTGAATGAATATTAGTTACCTGTATAGATTTGACTAAAGCTGTTCTATCTGTAGGACAAGTATATACAGTTGTTTTGTTTGTCGTTGTCAAATCAAACATAGCATTTTTATATATATTAGCCATTATCTTGCTGTAGCTGCTACACCATTTGATGCTACAAAAGGTTCTTCTGCAAATGCCATATAAATATAACTTCCACCAGAAGCATTCCAAGCATTTGAACTTGTACCTCTTAATTTAAAACCATTAGAAAGAAAATCAACTCCTTGTGTTGTTGAGTTTTCTTCTGGAGCTGGTTCATTAGGATAAACTCTTTTTATAGTTTCATTATAACCATCTCTTTTATTATCCCATATTATCCAATCACTTACACCACTTGTTTTTTTAGCAATAATTATAGCTGGAGAAAATCCAGTATAAATAAAACTACCATTTACATTTCCATTTCCTTTGTAGGAAGCCATAGCTGAAAAACCTTTTATTGGTGCAAAGCAGTAAGCTACATAAGTTGCACTACTACCATTTACTACATCATCATTATTTACAGAAAAAACCGAAGATGTTGGAGTTGTTGAGTTCCATTCACTTCTTGATGTTTCTACTGCATTAGTTAAATTTAATAAAAGTCTTGAAGTGTTACCAAGATTAGAATTATACATACACCAATGTTGTTGTGCTGATGTACTTTTTACTAATACAATATTTGGAACAACACCTAATCCATGACCAACAGTAGCATTTGAACCTGTACCTGTATAAGTTGATATTGAAAATCCTGCTGTAGTATTAACTGAAGTTGCAGTTGTGTTTATACTTCCGTCTGTGTTTGCTGAACCTGCACCATTTGCTTTCCAGTTCCAAGAAACCATAGTTCCACTATTACCTGCACTATCACTACCTACTGTAAATCCATCACTATCAAAAGAAGTTACACCACTAGAAGTATTTTCAGCATTATCTTGGTTTGACCTAAGTCTTTTTGTTACACCTCTAACTGCATCAAATATTGTGTGATTGTTTGAATCTGACCTAGTTTTAATCCAAACCCAATCAGGTTGAAAACCTACTCCAGTTATTGAATGTCCTGCTGAACCATTTCCTGTGTAAATTTTTGTATTAAAATAATCTTTTGGTTGAAATGAAATATAAGCCATTATCCAAACTCCTTTATGTTTTTAGTGTTAAGTGTGTAATATCCTGTTGGTACTGCATATTCCATTTTACCAACTCCATTACCATCTGCATTAGCTGAAGCTACTGCTGTTGTTCCGAAATATCCGTTACCAAAGTTCATTGAACAACTTTGTGAACCATAATGAGAAAAAGTAATTAATCTTGTAAATCCACTAGGTACATCTATTGCTCCTGTTCCTGTTGAACCTGAAGTTGGAACTCCTGAATTTTGATATGTTCCATTTTTACTAAAATATAATTTATTATTTGTAAGGTCTAGAGCTATTCCTAAAATATCGCCAGTTGTAAAAGAATTGCCATAAGAACTAGCAGAATTAGCAATAATTTTTTGACCATTAGACCCATAACCAATACCAGTTGAGGCATTTCCAGCAAAATTATCACCAGGACTTGTTGAATTAATATTATTCCAACTATCTGCAACTATACCAAACATAATGTTATTACTGCCATTCCAACTATTTACTTTCATTTCAGCATACCATTTACCTGAATCTACCGCTATTGTAGAATGATAATTTTTATGACTATTACCTGTTGATGTTGCTGTTATATTGCCATTTAATAATCCAGTTGAAGAATAGTAAAGTGGATTTATTGTAGCAAAGTTATTATCAGGTGTATCTACATTTTGAGTTAGTGTTCCTGATACTGTAAAATTATTTGAGTTACCTGAACTGTCTGTACCCATAGCACCACTATTTTCAAATTTTAAAAAGAAACCATTATTTCCATAAGTTACTGATGCTGACGACTTTGCTTTCCAAATTCCTGATGTAGAATCTGTTTCGCC